TAGCTTGTCCACCACCTCGGCCGCCCGCTGGTTCTCGGCTGCCCGCTGCTGCAGGTAGGCCACCTGCGCCTTTGCACCCAGGGCTGCCCGCGCCGCGATCTCCCGCGCTGCCTCGGCTCTCGCCCTGGCAAACACGCCGTCAGGCTTGCCTGCCTCTTCCGCCATCCAGCTGCGGATGGTGCTTTCCGGCACGCCGTACTTCCGCGCCACCGCGCAGATGGAGTTTTCGCCGATCATGGCCATCACCACCTCGGCACGCACGGCCGCCGGGTACTTTTTGCCCCGGCCCTGTCGGCCTGGCACTGTGTTTTTGCAGTATTTCCGCTGTGCCATCTCCGGCTCTCCTTTCCGTGCTGTTGTTATCAGTCTACCGCCCTTCTTCCAAAACAAAAACTGCGCACTTTTTTCTTCACGCCGAAAAGGCCGGGTGCTCCAGCATCCAGCCTGTTTTCGTGAGGGCGGGTCAGATCAGCCCTGCCCGCGCTGCATATACTGCCACGGTGGAAAGCGATTCCAGCTCCTTGCGGTAGTAGGTCGTCCGTCCTACATGCAGTTCGCCCACCACATCCCACTCGCTTCTCCCCGCAAGGTATCGCAGCCGCAAAAGCTCCGCGCACACCGGGTCTGCCTCGGCATAGTAGTCCAGCGCCTGCCCGATTGCCCTGCCCCAGGCCTGCGTCAGCTCGTCCGGGGTGCCTTCGGCCGCTTCCATCGCCCGGCCATACCGCCGCAGTCCCCGCCGCACGTCCTTTTTCTGCTGTTTTGTCACCCGTGCCCCGCCTTTCCGCGCATTTTTACGCTGATGTAAGCGCAAATCGCGCGTTTTTATTCGCGCGCGATTTAATTTATCTTGTCTGTCAGGTGCGAACTTTCGCAAACCTCGCGTTTGCGAGCAAAGCTCCGCAATGAAAGCCCCAGTGGGGCTTTTAAGCGACCGAACGGTCTTGCTCAAGCAAGATGCCGGGGTCTCACCCCGGCAAGCCCCCGCCGCCGCAGGATCAGGTATGCCTGTGGCTCCGTGCTTTCCCAGCCCTCTGGCCGTGGCTTCTCGGTCTCGTGCAGCTGCTGCGGGTCGTAGACCATCACCTGCACCACCTCCCAGCCGGGGAAGCGCTGCTCCCACCAGTGCGGATCCTCCGCGCGCTCGGCGCAGCCTTGCCGCAGCTGTCTCCGGCTCCACTTGGTGTCGGCCGCCTGCAGCTCTTCCGGCAGTTTCAGGTTCCGCGTCTCGATGCAGCTGTGCTCTTTGTGCCCGTAGATGTACCCCACCGTGCCGTTTTTCCCCTGTCCGTCTATGCCCAGGATCTTCTTCATGTCGATACGGTCCGCGTTCATGGTGCCAAGCGGCTCATATTCGCTCGTGCCCGGCACCCGCCGCCGCCATAAGTCCTCCAGCATCTCGCGCCACTCTCTCCGCTGGTCCCGGTTCAGGGCGCGGCACTGGGCAAAGCCGTGCATGTGCAGTCGGCCTTTTTCCCCCTTGCGCACCGCCCACAGCATCATCCGGATCTGATCTGCCCGCACGCCAAAGCGCTTCACCGTCGCCAGCACCACCCGCCGCTTGTAGTTCTCCACGTCCTTTCGGCAGGCCGCAAAGCCCTCCGGTAAGTACTCTTCCTCGTAGGTGCCCGTCAGGAAAAATCCCTCTCCGTCAAAGTTCGCCAGCACTTTGCGCTGGTACCGGCGCATGCTGGCGTGCTTGTTGCGCTCCTTCTGGCTCCGGCTGCTCTCCCTGCGCTTCTTGCCTCGGTTCCGGTGCTCCTGCTCCGTCACAGCATAGACGCTCACGGTCATGTACTCGTCACTGCACTTGTACTTCTTTTCCCGGATCCAGTTCTTCGTCATGGTGTACCTCTTCTACCGGTCAGGGCCCGGCGTTTATTTCTCTTCTTCAGTCCCCACCGTCGTAGAAATAACGGGTATACTAGCTCCCCAAAGCGCCCGCCCGGACGCTTATAAAAATAAAAGGTATATTATATACTTTGATAAAGGCTCCCGCCTGCCGCCAGCTTCTGACAGCACCCGGCAAACTTTATGCCCGTCCCGTCGCCAAAGCCCTCCGGCGTAATTGCCGGAGGGCTTTTCCTGTTCATTTTCTTCTTCTACTCCGCTGTCCCTTGTGGGCCATCCAGCCTTCCTTTTCGTAGTCGCCCCGGTTCACCTTGTCTCGGTAGATTGCGTTTTTGGTGTACTCCTTCTCGGTTTTCAGCCGGCCCTTCCACTCCCGGTACTTTTCGCACTGGTCATGGCACGCCGGGGATCTCCCTGGACAGTCCGGCTTGCAGCACCACTCGGTCATACCGGTACCTCCGGTTTCCCGGCCGCCGCCCAGTAGCCGTAGCTCAGCTCTTTGCGGCCCCATTTCCGTGCCGCCGCATTGTAGCGGCACAGCGCATGTACATCTTCCTGCAGCGCGTCCATCTCCGTTTTTTCCGGCTCTTTCGCACTCACGTTCTTCAGTTCCGAAAAGCCTTCCCGCTTCTTCCGGTCCGCTCCTGTCGGGATCCGGATCGGCCGCTCCTCTTTCCGGCGCTCCACACACGTCACGCCCAAGCGCTTATTGTGCCCGGCCCGGTGGGCATTCGGTGCGTCCTCTGCCCGGATAAAAAAGCCTTTTTCCACCAGCTCCACCGCGGTGCCTTCGCACACCACCCGGCCGTCGGCGTCCGTCATCCGGTACACCCACACCTTCCGGGTCGTCCCGCCGGGCGGCGCTATCTTTTTTGCCACCGGCCGGATCTCTTCCCGCTCCACCTTCCATTTTCGGGGCCGGATGCCCTTCAGGTGCTGCTTGGCCCACAGTCGGCTCAGGTCATCGCTCCGTGAAAAAACGCCATCCGCTACCAGCTGTCCCGCCTTGCCCTTGTAGGCCAGCTCCCCGGTCTTTGCGTCATACACGCTGTACAGGTACTTCACGCGGTGGTCTCCTTCCGGTGCTTCTCGGTCTGCTGCCGCTCCTGCTCCCGCAGTGCCGGTTGCACAATCGCCCGCCGCACCACGTCCCGTATCTCCTGCACCTGCAAGCCGCTTTTTACTGCCAGCAGCCTGCAAAACCGCTTGCGCGTGATCTTTCTCTTGTCCTTGCTCATACTTTTCCTCCGTACAGTTCAAACTCCACGCCGTCCTCGGTGATCAGCGCCCCGCCGTCCAGGATCTCCGTGATCTGCCGCAGCCGCTCCACCGTGATTTTCCGTGTCCCGCCGGGCTCCGTCCACTTCTTCGCCGTCTGCGTTTTCACACCCGTCCGCTCCGCCAGCTTCCACGCCGTCAGGCCCCGGTACTGCATTGCCTCCGTCAGTGTCACGATGCTTTCACCTCCTTCCGTCCCATCCATGTCCGGTCCAGCTCTTCCGGTCGGCCGCTTCCATCCTGCTGCAGACGTGCAAGCTGCTGCAATTTCTCGGCCAGTCCCTTTTCGCTCAGCACCGCCGCTCCTGCCGGTGCCAGCTTCCGGCCCATGGCTGCCGCCATGTTCCGCCGGAAGAACGCTTCCTTTTGTGCCATATAGTCCCGGTCCGATTGCTTCACCCGCTCTTCGTCCGGCACCTCCTGCACGACAACGTCCTCTTTCAGTGCGTCCTCCGCGCATTTCCGCAGCCGCTCCATGGCCCACTCCAGGCACTCGTGTCCTTCCTCGTTCACTTGCCGGTAATTTGCCAGCGCTTCTTCCCGCAGCCGGGTCAGCCTTTTTGTGCTGTACCCCAGCACGTCCATGCAGGCTTTGGCGTACAGGGTCCACACCATGCCCGCCGCCTGGTTTCCCGCCATCCGCAGCTGCTGCTCTTTCCGGTTTTTCGGTGCCCGCAGGATCGGCACCCGGAACACCGGGTCCACGCCCTCCGGCAGCCAGCCTTCCCGCATGGCAAGGCTCTTGTCCGTGCTGGGCATCCCTTTGTCGTTGGCCGTCATGGCCACGCTCAGGCTCTCGTACCCCAGCTCCTCGGTGCGTCTTTCCAGCTTCCGCAGCCGTTCGCTGCCCACGCCAAAGCCCTGGTGCAGCGCAATAATGATGCACCACCGCGTCATCTCCGCCGTGCCGTCCCGCGTCAGGTCAATCTTCTGCCGCAGGCTCATCTTCTGTTTCACAGCTTCTTCACCGCCTTCCGGTATCTCTCATACAGCTGCATCCACTCGTCCAGGCTCAGGCTCTTGTCCACCGAGGCAGCCTCCAGCACCTTGTGTGCGTCGCTCTCCCTGCTGCCCGGGTTCTGCCAGTCCAGCTCTTCCAGCGCCGCGTCCAGCTTCTGCTCGTACTCCTGCTGTGTCATTCGTCCTGTACCTCTCCCTGCCGCTTCATCAGCTCCTTGATAAACTCCGCATCCCGGCCTTCAAACCGCTGTGCCACACGCGCCCCGCCGTTCATCATAGCCAGCAGCATATTCTCCATCATCTGCCCAAACTCCTTGCAGCGCTGCCGGCGCATCCGCTGCGGCACCTTCTTCATGCAGTCTGCTACCGTCGCGCAAAAGCTCGCCGTCAGCACCTCCAAAACATCTTTCTCGCTGCATTTTTTGCCATTGACGTTGGTCAGCACGCGCCCGCCGGGCACCGTCTTTATGGTGATCTCGATATTTCCTTCCATGCTCTGCTCCTTTTCTCTTCACGGTTCCCCGTGGTCGTTCGCCCAGGCAAACACCAGTGCTTTTGCCTCTTCCAGCTTTTCGCACAGGCCCTTCACGGCAGCTTCCTGCTCCCCACCGGGCAGCTCCTCTACCGCTTTCAGCGCGTCCCGCGTGTCCCGTACGATTTCTTCTTTGTGATAGTGCACGGCTGCCAGCAGTGTCACCACCGACGTCTTTACAGTGTCTTTTTGCATTTGCCAAGCTCCTCCACATGGTACACCCGGAAGTCGTCGCACTCCGGGTGCTGCTCCCGTGCCAGCTCCAGCGCTCTGGCTTTGGCCACGCTCTGGCTGCTGCCGCCCACCAGCAAGTCCGTCTGCAGCCGCAGCGGGTAGCCGTCCCGGCTCATCTCAATGTGCACACGGTAACGCATCCTGCTCACCCCACCTTCCGCTTTCCGGCTTTCACGGTGTTCTCCGGCTGCCGGTGCGCCCGGTGTTTGGCCTTTTCCTCCTGCTCCTGGGCCGCAAAGCCCAGCCGCATAAAAAGCCCGGCCGCCAGCACCAGCACCATGGCCGTCACAAACTGCCCGTCCGTGATGGGTGCCCCCACCTGAGCGTTGCCTTCCAGCCCCATGCCGCACAGCAGTCCGGCGCAAAGGCTTCCCACCGCCAGCCAGTGCCATACCGTCGATTTGATTCTCATTGCAAAATACCTCCGTTTGCGTTATACTTCTGGTGATAGCGGCTCTTGTCAGATCGCTTTCACTCGTAGCCCGCCGGTGTTCTCAGCACCGGCGGGCTTTTTGTTTTGCTCTACCTCCGGGAAAAACAGCTCCCCGATTTCTTCCTGCCCGATCTCCAGCAGCTCACACACCGCCTCGATCTCATCGCTGCGCCACCGCTGGCTGCCGTTCAGCCGTCCGGAAAGCGCATACGGCGACATCCCGATGCCCGCCGCCACTTCCTTGTCCCGGTACCCGCAGGCCCGGAACCGCGCCCGCAGCCTCCAGTATGGGATCTGCATAAAGGTCCCCCGGATCTTCGCTTCCCGCATCCGTCACTCCTCCTGCTCTGTGATGGTCTGCACCAGCCGCCCCGCCGGGGCATTGTTCCGGTCGGTCATGCCTCCTCACCTCCCAGTCGGATGCCCCACTCGGCGCAGATGGTCTCGCACACCGGCTTTGCAAAGCCGATCAGCTCATCCCCGCGTGCAGCCGCCAGCACTGCCGTGCCCACGATGCCGCTCATATAGCCGTACTGGTACAGCTCCATCGCCTTCCAGTTTACCGGCAGCTCCTGCAGCAGGCCTTCCTCGTTCACGATCAGCCGGATGCTGTCCACCGGCTCCCGGGCCCATCCCGGTTCCAGGCAGCTGTCTGCCGTCTCGATCAGGCCGCCCACCAGCTGCTGGAGCGTCTCCAGCTTGCAGGTGTCTCCGTCGTCGCACCGGATCAGGCGGCCCGTGCCGTCCGTCCGGATCAGGATCATGTATCGTTCCATTTTCGTACACTCCTTGTTCCGTCTCCCGTCTTTGCGCTACAATCAGCAAAAAGAAAGGATGTGTTTTTCTTGTTCTCTTTTGATTCTCAGACCATTGCTGCTATCACTTCGATCACAGCTCTGGTCTCCTGCCTTGCCGCTCTGCTCAATGTGATCATCACATGGCTGGCAGCGCGTTTCAACAGCCATGCAGCTTACCGGCTGGAAGCCTCCAAACTTTACTTCAGCGCCCTGTCCTGCGCTGTTCTCTATTGCACCGAACCTTCCCGCGAGGCTCTCAGCCTTTACGGTCAGGCTCTTGTCGAACTTGCGCACGACCGTTCGGATCCGTCTGTCACCCGGCTCACCCATGCGCAGGTCTCCGCCCAGATCGCTATGCAGCAGGAGTTGTCAGCGCTGCGAACCATAAAGCTGAAATAATGGCCGCTGCCAGAGCGCACAGCACATAAGCGATCATCGCCATGTTCCAGCTCTTTTCAACGCAGCTTGCCAGCATCAGCCCCATGCTCACCAGCAGCAGCAAAAATTCCAGAATGAACCCTGCCACCATCCTCTTCACCTCCTTGTTCCGTCTCCCATCCGGCCATCTCTTTCGCGCTACGATTCCTTACCCGGTTCGTCCGCGGTGACCTCCCGCAGCTTGCTGCGTAAGTTCTCTGCCAGCATTTTCCGGTATTCCCTGTCCTCCCGCTGCCACGGGTTGTGCATGGTTCCATACCAGTCGTTCAATGTTGCACACAGTTCATCCAGCGCCGCACACAGCGGGTCATCCTCCACAAAAACTGTGGTTTCGTCCCTGCTCTGCCCTTCTGGCAGCAGGCAATCTCGGTATGCTGCAGTAAAGCTCCGGTTTCCTTCGTAGTTCACAAGCGCTTTTCTCTGTGCCCGCTTCATGCGGGCTTTTTCATGTTCCATCTTCTTCACCTCCTTGTTCCGTCTCCCTTCTTTGTGCTACAATCAGCAAAAAGAAAGGATGTGTTTCATTTGGACACCACACAGCTCACTTTAGTTCTGTCTTCACTCACCGCGCTTTTCGCTTTGATTGCACCGTGGATCACAGCAGCCATCAACAACCGCGCCGAGTATAGAAAATCATCTGCTCAACTGTTTTTTCATGCCCGGACAGATGCCTACCAGAATTTTCTCTCTGTCTGTGCGTCTGTTTCTCATCCGCTCAATTTGCAGGACACGCAAAAACTGCTCGATGCTTCTTCCCGGGCGCTGGTCTTGTCTGATACGCCGTTGCAAACTGCTATCAGCAGCTATACATCCGCTTTGCTTTCCTGTCCCGCAAAGCCTTCTGAAGCTGAGCTTCAGGCACTGATCGATGCAAAATCAGAACTCATTTTTGCCATGCAGGCCGATCTCAACTCATTTCGCTGATCCCGCGATCAGCAGCATTTCTGCTGTTGCAGCCACACTCACCGACAGCGCGTACCACACATACCAGCGCAGCTGTTCTTTTGCCGTCAGTCCCATCAGCACCGTGCCTGCCACCATCCCGATCCAGACCACTGCAATGCAAACCGCCGCCATCCTCTTCACCTCCTTCCGTCTTCCAAAGCTCCCCCTCTCGGGGGAGCTGGCGCCCTCGGGGCGACTGAGAGGGTTCATGCGCTCTTCTCCGGAGTGTCGCCGAAAAGATAGTCCATTGTCATCCCCGGGAAAAATTCATCCCGCAGCTGTTGTGCTTCATCCAGCCGCATACGCCCAGCTGTATTAAGTTTTGCTGACATCGTTGCAGGATTTACGCCGATTCCCTTTGCAAGCTGTTCGCTTGTAATTCCGCTGCGTGCCATCTCAGCTCTGAGATTTCTGTACATTCTGCTTAACCTCCAATTCCGTTCACCATATTTGATGAACTTTACTGTAGAATATCCCATATCGAGTGAAAAGTCAAGACCTTTCACAAATTATTTTTGCAATTTAGTGAATCGTCATTGCTTTTTCGTTTTTTCCCTTGTATAATGAACGCAAGGAGGTGATTTCAATGCCTATCGAGGAGCAGCTAAAGCAGCTCATTTTATCCAATTACAAAAGTGTTCGCGCCTTTACTATGGAAACAGCCATCCCTTACTCCACTGTTGATAACATTTTCAAACGTGGCATTGGGGGAACTGCTGTCACTACTGTTGTCAAAATCTGTGATGCGCTTGGCATTACAGTCGAAGGTATCACTCGTGGAACCATTGAACCAAAAAGTTCCGGCAATTCTTCAGCACGCCTACTCACGTCTGCCCAAACGTCGCTTTTGGCCATCTTCGATCAGCTCAACGAGGAGGGCCAAAGTAAAGTCATCGGCTACGCCGAAGACCTCAACCGCACCGGTTACTATAAAAAAGACAGCACGCCTGGCGTGGCTGCAAAAGAAGCGTAAAAAATAAAGCCGCCAGGTTGGCGGCTCTAATAAAATGGAGGAATCCGAAATGAAAAAGCGTCTCGTATCACTTGCTCTCGCGGCTTTGTTGCTGGTTGCTGTTCCGCTTTCGGCATTTGCGACATCTAAATTTAACACGTCGGTCTTTGACGGGCGGGATGATATCATCAGCAACACCGATGATATGACCGGAAAAATCACCATCTTCCCATCTTCTGACTATTACGGTTCCATATATATTCCTCTTTCTTCTTCCGCTTTTATCGGCGTAAGTGCCGGTATTGCTTCCAACGATTATGATGACCTTTTTGCATTGATATTTGACTATACCGGAATCGACTGGGCAGGCATAGAAAGCATCATTATCAAGATTGGCGATAATCGTTATACCTTTTCTGATTTTTATAAGTCAAGCTATGTGACTGACGAAGGACTTGCCGATGAATACATTGCCTTTCCTTTAAAAAAAGAAACTCTCGGTTTTATAAATGATTTTTGCAAACATCAGAACGAAGAGATCAAAGTCAGGCTCAACGGCTCCGTTCAGACCTTCGATTTCATTCTATCACCCTCCGAGAAAAATGCTATTGTCGGCCTGTATAATCTTTATGTTGCCGGTGGTGGTACACAGGAAGCCAATCTGCGCAGCATCTCCAATGATGACGTTACACATGTTGAGTTAAACGGAAAGATTCTCGCTTAAACTCTCACTTCCGATCTGATAGACTATCTGCGTCTCTCGGAGTAAACAGTGAACCCCTCCGCCGTCCCCCGCCGAGGGCAAAACAAACGCCCGCCGGGCGCAAAAGAAGCATAAAAAACAAAGCCCCTGACACAACGTGTCAGAGACTTGAAAGGATCTTATGTTTGGTTTCAGGCATTCAAAAGAGCCGCCGTATCTTCCCAGGGAAGTCGAGCCCGGCAACATCGAAAGCTATATCCAAAACCGTCTGGATGACCAGATCATGTGGTACGATCAGAAAGCGCAGCAGGCGCAGAATACTTATAAGCGGATGCAGTTTTTTGAGCTGATCGTTGCCGCTGCCATTCCTCTGCTGGCCAATTATACCGTCAGCTGTCCCGCCATTGCCTTCATCGTCGGGCTTCTGGGTGCCATCGTCACCGTGATCGAGGGCACCGAACGCCTTGGCCGCTATCACGAAAACTGGATTGAGTACCGTTCCGCCTGCGAAACGCTCAAGCACGAGAAAAATCTTTACCTCATGGGCGCGTTCCCCTACGGCACCGACGAAACCGCCGAGCAGCTCTTCGTGCACAACATCGAAAATCTGCTTTCTTCTGAGGGCAATAAGTGGAAGTCCTCAAATTCCGCAGTGCTTTCCCCAAAGGAAAAATCTCAGTCCGGCATCGGCTCATAGGTTTTTTCAAAGATATCCGGCTTGCACGGATAACGTTCTCCGTTTACGCCCGTGATGATCCAGTCTCCCGGTTCCGCATGCATCACACCTTCCAGTGTTTCAATGTTCATTTCCCGGTCGGTTTGGTATGCATCTACGACCACCGGCTTTTTTCTGAATTTCATAAGCTTCTCCCCATCAGAAAGGACGTTTCAATGCCTGCTTTATACCCTTATCGCATTTTCATCAGCCACGCATGGAAATACGGCGATGAATACAGCCGCATCGTCTCCATGCTGGACAATGCGCCTTACTTTTCTTACTACAATTACTCTGCCCCGCAGGAAAAGCCCCTGCAGCTTTCCTCTGTCTGCGCCACCGATGCCGAGATCGGCCGTGCCATCACCGCAAAGATTAAAAACGCGCAGGTCGTTCTCGTGATCGGCGGTATGTACAACTTGTATCACAAATGGATGCAGTACGAAGCAGACGAAGCCCTGCGCATGGGCAAGCCCATCATCGCTATCATGCCCCGCGGCGGAGTTTATATGCCCGTCGAGCTTCAGGCAAAGGCGACCACACAGGTTGGCTGGAGCTCCGTTTCTATTGTAAATGCAATTCGTACTCTTGCCTGATCTCATTTTATCATTTTCAGATTTCTCCTGCAAGCAGCACGGCGCTTAGCCAAAACAAAAGCCCGCCGGGCGTTTCCGGTGGGCTTTATCTGCAGCTCTTATTTCAAAACGAACTGTACTGCAACCGACAATGCAAAGGCAATGCCGGACGCCCACCAGATCATCTTGTGGTTCTTTCCTTCCGGCAGGATCGCGTTGATCAGGCCGATCAGAAATGCGATGGCACCCACCGTTGCAAAGTTGAAGGTCAGCAGCGTTGCCATTGCTGCATTTGCCGCTGCCAGCGATAGATTGACGTTGATCAGGCTGAAGATACCAATAAAGATGCCCATGATGGAAAGCACATTTCCATACACGTTCTTCTCAATATTCTTCACCGTGTCCACTTTCTTTTCCAGATCCGTCACATCATCCGCCAGCGTGCCGCGGTATGTGCTCATGCCCACAAAGGCATCTTCATTCTGGAATGCGCCGTTGTACGGTTTCTCCACCGGCTCTTCCAACTGGATGAACACCAGATAACCGATGCCCTTCTCACTGTTCAGATGGATCACCTGTTTCGTGGCATTCGTTACCCGGAAAAACACCTTTGATTTGTGTCCCGGCTGATAGATCGGCGCGGTCAGGCTCAGCCCCTGCCGGATGCGGCTGTTGCGCAGCTGCACGGCTGCTGCCATGTCATTCGGCAGATCAAGCGTCTCTGTCGTTCTTACAAACACGGTATCGCCCGGTGCCAGATCCACTTCTTTCTTGGACGTATTGGTGTCCAGAAAAAAGCAGTCGGTTCTCAGGTCGTAGCCAATGTTTGTCACCTGTTCTTCATCAAACGGTTCGATCATGGAAGCGCCCTGCTTGAAAAGCTTCTTGTCGATCAAAAGCATAGAACCACCTCCTTGTTGTATGCTACTAATAAAGCACAGTTCCGGCCTGATTTCAAGGGGTTGCTGTAAAAAAGCAAAAGCCCCCTCAGCTGTTCCCAGCCGAGGGGGCCTCTGCCAACCGCTCAAACCCGTCAAAAGAAAAGTAGGAGGTATCATGCAGAGCACGGGGCTGCACCCGCCGCTCCGTTTGTAGTATAAGCTGTTTTGGAGTTTCGTGCAACCCGTCAAAAAAAAGAGTGCCCGGCAGTGGTACGATGCACCGCCGGGCTGTAACAAGGAGTAAAATACGAATTCCACTCGTCGCGCCTGCCTCTGTATTGTAGCATGCTTTAGGCAGACGCGCAACCTGTATACCTGGAGGTGTGCAAAGCATGAAAAAGCGTACAAACACCGCTGTCTGGATCGAAAAAGAAAACCGCTGGTGCGTCTCCGTGCAGAAAAACGGCCAGCGAAAGCGCTTCTACAGCGGCACGCCCGGCCGCACCGGCCAGCGCGAAGCCAACGCCAAGGCCGACGCCTGGCTTGATGACAACATCCACGACGGCCGCAAAAAGATCTCTGCCCTGTATGCCGAGTGGCTGGAGGATATTTCTCTCACCTGCGGCACCTCCTATCTTGATCAGTGCACCCGGTATGGAGCCAACTACATTCTGCCGGTCATCGGGGAGCTGCGCATCGACGAGCTCACCGAGGGCGATCTGCAAAAGTGCATCAACCTGTCCTTTAAAAAACGCTGCCTGCGCAAAGACTATAAACCGCGCCAGACAAGCACCGAACCTCTGAGCCGTAAGACCCTTATGACGATCCGCGCCACCGAGACCCGCTTTGTCAAGTGGTGCCGCCATAATAAGTACACCGCCCTGAATCCGGAAGACCTCGCCATTCCCAAAAATGCCCGCACCGGGGAACGAAGCATTCTGCAGCCCGCTGCACTGCAGGTACTGTTCAGCGTGAGCACCCGCCTGTACTACAAGCGCCGTGTTTTTGACGAGTATATTTACGCCTACCGCTTTGCGGTCACTACCGGCCTTCGCCCCGGTGAGCTCGTCGGCCTGTGGTACGGCGACATCAAAGGCAACACCGTTAACCTCCGCCGCAGCATCAACGTTTTTGATGAGCAGACCACCGGCAAAAACGAGAACGCCATTCGCTCCTTTGACATGAGCGCCGAGGCCCGCGAAGCCTACACCGCACAGGTGCAGCTGCTCAAGTCCAGCGGCGTCCGCCTCAACTATAACACGCCCTTGTTCCAGCTCCCGGATCAGGACACGCTTTCCAAGCGCTGGCGCAAGTATCAGCACGACAACGGCATTGACCCGCCTGTCTCTCTCTATGAGATGCGCCACACCTTTGTCAGTGTCGAGAGCGGCCTGCTCACCGACAGCCAGCTCAAGATGCTGGTCGGCCACAGCAAAAACATGGACACCGCCGGGGTCTACTGCCACGAGCTTCAGGGCCAGCGCGAGGATCTGGCTGTCGCCACCACCGCCGCCTTCCGCAAAGCCGTCGGCACCGCCCCCGACAGCACAACCGGCTGATTTCCCTGTTTTGGTTACACTTTTGGTTACACTTTTTCTTGTGCGCTCCAACTTTCACTTGTTTCCCCGCTCAACTTGTTGTGCAGTATTATTCGTCGTTTCGTCATTTTGCGCATTGTCTTTTCAGCGCGCAAAATAACTCTACCTGTTCGACTCCCATCGCCTCCACCAAAAACAGAACTCCCCTGCCGCGCTGCGGTGGGGGAGTTCTTGTTTTTGTGGCCCCGGCGATGAGGAGGCAAACAGCACGACCCTGCGCAGCAGGGGCAGCAATCAGCCCAGTGGGCTGTTGCTGAGTGCGCGGGTCCCAGTCCCAACTATCCGGAATGTCTACTGGGGTAGTGTTATCTGGCAAAGTTCTGGTTTTTACGAAATAACGTTATAAATAGAATTTTGCCAGATATTTCACCCCCGTAGAGGTTTGCGAAGGCATCCAGTTTTTTCTGTACGCAAAAACGCCCCATCCGCCAGATATTGCAGTCTGACAGACGGGGCGTTCTCTGTTCACTTAAGGCGGTTTACAGTTCTCCGCGGCCGGAAAGCGCACGGTAAAGAGTGGTCTCGTCGGTATACTCCAGGCTTGCACCCACCGGTAGACCGTAGGCCAGACGGGTGGTCTTGATGCCCAGCGGCTTGATGAGCTTGGCCAGATACATGGCGGTTGCCTCCCCCTCTACGGTGGGGTTCATGGCCATGATCACTTCCTTGACCTTGCCGTCACCCAAACGGGCCAGCAGTTCCTTCACGCTGAGCTGCTCGGCCCCGATGCCGTCCATGGGGCTGATCAGGCCGTGCAGCACATGATACAGGCCGTGGTACTCCCGGGTGCGCTCAAACGCCTGCACATCCCGCGGCGTTTCCACCACGCAGATGACCGACGTGTCCCGCTTGGCGCTGGCGCAGATGGGGCAGATCTCGGCCTCGGTGTAGTTCTGGCAGATGCGGCAGCGGTGGAGCTTGGTGTGCGCGTTCTGGATGGCCGAAGCCAGGGCCGCCGCGTCCTCATCGGACATGCTCAACACCTGATAGGCCATGCGGGTCGCGCCTTTGCGCCCGATGCCCGGAAACTTGCCGAACTCTTCGATCAGCTTTTCCAGCGGGGCAGCATTGTAGCCCATGTTCTTCCCTCCAGCCGGATCAGAGACCCGGAATGTTCATGCCGCCGGTCAGCTTGCCCATCTCGGCCTCGGCGGTCTCGTCCACCTGCTTGACGGTGGCGTTGACGGCAGCAGCCACCAGATCTTCCAGCATCTCGATGTCATCCGGGTCCACAGCTTCGGGCTTGATGGTGATGGCCAGCACCTCGTGCTTGCCGTTCATCTTCACGGTGACCATTTCACCGGAGGCACTGCCGGTGTACTCGGCGGCTTCCAGCTCGGCCTGCTTGGCCTTCATGTCCTCCTGCATCTTCTGGGCCTGACGCATCAGGGCGTTCATATCGGGGCGGCCAAAGCCTGCGGGCATTCTTGCTTTCATAGTTTGTTCTCCTTTGTCTTATCGGTTGAAAGGCCTTCCCCCAAAGGGGAAGCCTTATTTCTGTTTTCGGGCGGTGTCCTCAATGGACACATCCAGCCCCAGCTTTTCCAGTGCGTGGAGCGACTGCTCCGCGTTGGACACGGTTTTCCCTGCGGTTCTGGGCTCGTAGGGGCCGATGGGGATCGCCTTGCCGGATACCTGCAAGATGAGCTTTTTGATCAGCCGCTGGCTGTCCTTATTGGCCCGGATGAAATCGCGGAAGGTCTTGCCGCCGTCGATGAGCACCCGGGTACCGTCAAAGTACGCCTTGGATTTGCGCAGATAACTGTACAGCATGGGGTCCACTTCCTGCAGCTTCTGGGTGATCTGTGCCCACTCCGGGTATGGGGCCAGACTGCCCGCTGCCGGTCTGGGCTGTGCGGGAGCGGCTTCCTGCTTCGGGGCCGGGGCCGTTGTCTGCAGCGCAGGAGACGATTCCTCGCGGGGCGGCGGCACGGGCTGTACCGGTGCGGAGGGTTCCTCCCA